TATAAAATAATCGTCTAGCAAAGGGTTTTCATCTTTTCCAAAATACATTGCTTCCCTTTTTTCGTTTGGCGTAACCCACCACGCGTTGGCTAATTGTTTAACCATTTTATCCATATCTTCCTGCAATTCAGGAACACTGGTAAAATCAAAATCAATAAATATATCGTTACCGTATTGAGGCGCAAGCCATCTATTTAACTCGTCGCGTATTTTAATAAGTTCAGGAATAACGGCGTTTTGATATAAAGCCTTCTTGGCCTCTTTCATGTTATTGTAGGTACTACTATCAGTATTATTTAATAGTTGAACCGGAACGCCGTAAATGTTACATAAGTCCTTTATCGTTCCGTTGTATTGCTCTATCAAAGCTAAATCACTAGCCGGCAAGCCAAAATTGATCCATGATAGCTTTGCAGGCGTAATAATAATATCACCAGCGTTTTTGCTTCCTTGGTGCTGGCTTTTAAATTTATCCTTTAGTTGTTGCGCTTGCACTTCATTTACTGAACCATCTTCAGAAGATAATAAGCCCCTTCCCATCTGGTTCTGTAAATATTTAACTCCGGTTGTTAAAGCCTCGTTGTTTGCCGTTAATGACCTTAGACCGGCCCTAAGAGGGCTTTGTCCATATAAATGCGTTCCGGTACCATCATAGTCTGGATTAAAGTCTTTAATATGGCAAATAGTTTCTGCCGACGCTTCAAAAGTTCCGTTGTAAATAAGTTTATACCCTTGGATTGGCTGCATCATTCCACCGCTTACAATTTCCATATTTTGCGATGGTAATACGTATAATTCAGTAAATTTATTCGCGTTGGCTCCGGTATCTGGCCCCACGCCGTATATATATCTGTTTCCGGTAAGCCTTCCAAAAGAAATTACCTCTGTTAGCCATGCGGTATAAGATTGTGAAGGATTGGGCCTATCTAATAGCTTTTGCAAAGGGTGTTCTAAAGCCTCGGTAAAAGCCCTTTTTTTAAGTATGTTTGCTTTTAACATTGCACCGGCATCTAATGTACCTGATGTCATTGACTTATAAGTCTTGGCGGCTCCTTTATCGGAAATCTTATAAACTTGTAAAGGAATTGTGCAAGCGGCGTTTGTTATTTTGTTTATTATAGAATAAACGGTGGCGTTTGTTTGATAGCCTTCTTTTATGTAAGTATCGTCATTTTCTTGGTTCCAAATAATAGAATTTCCTAAAAAATTATAGAGCGCTTTGTTATAATTTATATTTGTATTTTGAAGATTTTTAAATACAGATTTTGCCCTTTGAAGAAATGATGCCATTTATAAATTTTTTGTAAAAATACGAATTTTACACAACAAAAAAGTTGTTTATTAAGTTTCGTTCTATCGCATAGCTTGTTACATCAATGTGTTCATCGTGTTTTGCGTTTGGAAATGTACTCACTTGTTGAATAAATGCATCGTTCCAATTGTCTTGCACTAAAAAAACGCGCCCGCCCTCTATAAAAGGCGATGAAGCTCTAGCCCTTTCTATTTTTGAATACCGGACAAAATTAGTAGAAAGTTCGGCTACATTAAAATTTGTTTCGCGCCTTAATAACTGGACTAATGATTTTCCAGAGGCTTTTGGTTCTACTAAAATTAGATTTATAGTAACGCTGCATGATTGTACAAATGAAGATATAAAGTTTTTTAATTCTGGCATTTCTAAATATTTGTCTATTGATTTTAAAATATAAAGATTGCCATCTTCACCTTTGCCGCTTATTTGTATTCCGGTAGGATCGTTTTTAGTGTCTTTAGTGTAAGCCCCATCAATAAACATTTCCCAATAAATATCGCTAGGAACCTCGGCTTTATTAATGATTTGAAACCAGTCTTTGCGCCATTCGCCACCCTCTAATGGCGCCGGCTCTTGCATATATTGACCTGAAAACGTGTACCTATCGGCTTGTCTTATTGCTTCTAATTCTTCAAAGGTGTGTTTATTTTCCCATAATGGTACATTGTTTTCATCTAAGGCTGCGATTTTTAAATGATGCCAATCTTCGCCACTACCACCATCTAACAAAAAGCCGCTTAAATCTTCTTCATGCAGTCTTTGCATTATTAAAATGATAGGTACATCTCGACTATTTACTCTTGACCTAATCGTTGTGTTGTACCGATTGTTTATAAAACTTCTTTTAACTTCAGAAACGGCATCGTCAGGTTTTAATGGATCGTCTATAATAATAGCACCCCCGGAACCCGCTCCAAACCCGGTAATTGCACCACCAGAAGCGGTAGCGTAAACACCGCCGCCGCTATTGGTGTACCATTTCTTATTGCTTTGACTATCTTTTTTTAATTCAATAGGCCAAAGGCTTTGAAAAGAATCACTTTGCACGTATTCTTTCGTTAAACTTGAATTGTCAAGCGCTAAAGCATCTGAGTAAGATAAATGTATAAATTTTGCTTTTGGATTTTTTGCCAATGACCATGCAATAAACATTTTAACGGCAATTTCTGTTTTTCCGTATCTTGGCGGTATATTTATAATAAGGCGCGTTATTTCGCCTTTAGCTACCTTTTCAAGGGTGCTGGCCAATTCTTTGTGAAATTCTGCAACCTCAAATTTACTTCCGGTATTTTCTTTAAATAAATACCTAGTAAAAAACAATAAAGAATTTTCGCATTTTTCTTTAACGATTGCATCAATACTCATTGTTTAATATTTCGTCTATTTTATCTTTGGCTTCTTCAGACATTTTCCCGATTTGCATATTTGTTTGCACCTTCATTTCTGCTAATGCTTTTCCAAAGGCGTAATCACGAAAATCGGATAATGCCTTGCTTCTTGTTTTTGAATTGCTCATTTCGTTAATTATTAAACGCAAAGCAAAGGGTTGTTTAAGATCTAATGCTATTAGCTTTAATTCTTCTTCTGGCAAATTAAAGATAAGGCCATACGCTTCTACTAATTGAGTTTTAGTGAGGGCCTCATGCCCTTCAGCCTTTAGCTTTTCATTAAATTGCGCAAATGATTTTTTAGGCACGCCTTTTTTATTAATGTTTTGAGGGTTTTTATCAAATCCATTAGTGTTTACTTTTGGGTGTTCATTTATTTTCCCTCTGCCTCCTGCCATATTCAGTTGTTTTTCAGTTGCTTAATTGCTATATTTTATTGCCACAAGTCGGGCAAATTTCTTTGTCTTTTATTGCTTCTTCTTTTGCTTCTTCTTCTTCTTCTTCAAACAGATTATTAGGAAGGTCTAAACCCCAATCTGTTATTTGAGCAACATTATAATCGTTTGCCAAAATATCCCAATCCCATGAGCCAAAGCCTACATTGTCTTTTATAATAAATTCACGCTTTTGCGCCTCGCTTAATCCAATAGCTTTGTCAATCCATACTTCTTTTAAGCCAACCTCTAAACAAGCCTTTAAACGCATATTTCCACCTAAAACAATCATTTCTTCATCAACTATGATTGGCCTAAGTTCTAACATTTCTGGAAAAGCCTTAATGCTTTCAACTAACTTTTTAAATTTATCGTCTTTGATAAATCTTGGGTTGTTTTTATTTGCTACTATTGATTTAATAGGTGCTAATTCTTTCATAGTTGTTTTACTTTAATTTAACTACTTGTTTGTTAAAAGGTACTTATATTTGTTAGTTAGGCATAATGCTATTCATCTTAATCACCATAGTTCTCGCCACACATTTTACATTGGTCATCAAATACCATATCATTGGTAATAATTCCTAAGTAACTACATCCATTATATCCACGCCCTAAAGTCTTGTAATATTTGCAAGGGTTAATATAATATGTACTAAAGTCTTTCTTTGCTTTGTTTTTGTCTATATCAGGGCTATAACAGTACATTCCTTGAGGTATATGCAACGCACTACGCCTAACACCAAATAAAAATAATAGCTTCCACCATAGCATATTAAATAAGTTTTTCGCCCAATATAAGTAATGTCTAATTTTCATAATTCTGTGTTTTTAATAGCTACTATTCTTATTTATTCCGTTGTAGGCAATTAAATTTACTGCATATACCTTGCAATATTCTTTTTGTGTTTAGTGTAAAGGTAAGTATATAACTCATAAATCTTAGATTGCAACGCCTCATTTGTGTAAGATTTTCCAGATTTTGTAATAATTCCCATTTCATCAACTAACAAAAATATACCGGAATTTGTTGGTTCTGGCAATATTTTGATGTTGTTTTGAATACACCAAACCATTGACTTAATTTCTAAAGTAGAAGGTTTAAATTGCGATATTTTTTTTCTTTTAGCCATTTATTTTGCTGACGCCTGATTAACTAAAATATGTAAAACGCCAATAAGTATTGCCAATTGTATTTCATCTTCATAGGCCATGCAAATAGCCGCTATTACAACCATTAAAGTGACTATTGTTTTAACTTTATTTTCCATTTTCAGAATCTTTTAAATGTTTTTGGTGTAATTCTATTCCTTTCTCAATACCATCTAAATAGGTACTGCCCTCTGTTACTGTGAACCCATTAGGGAAATAAATATTTAATAAGGCGTATTGGTGTGTGTCTGTTAATAACATGATGTTTTGTTTTAGTTTGATTTTTATTGATGCCGCTAAAAAGGCAAATCATTTTTATTGTCTATTTGTGGAACGTAAGCCGGCGTAAAAACTGGTGCGTCAAATCTTACATCGCCTACATTTAAAGACTTGTAAACACCACCATTTGGAAAATCAGGCGCTATATTAAAGCTGCCAAGGCCGCCGTTGTCCTTTCTTTTTATTTTTTCAACATAAACCTCAACCGCATCGCTACCATATTTTGTTTTATTGCCAATATGCCTGAAGCAAATTAAACCATTGTATGCTTTATTAAAGAAATCTGCCGAACCGCTAATGTCGTAAAGAGTTGGCTTTTTATACTTACCCTCATGGCTTTCTATTTTTCTAGGGTGCGCCACTAAGAATAAATGAGTGTTTGTTTGTTGGCAAAATTGAGTTATTTGGCTTAAAGCCTTTCCGATGTAACTATGATCTCTTTGATCGCTATGATCTAGCATATTCCATGGGTCTATGACTAATACATTAACGCCTTTTTGAAAAACTAAATCCCGGAAGTGATTTAAAATAGCTTCTAAAGTTAGGTTTTTAAGGTCTATTTTGACCCAAAAAAAATGATCTTCTATAAAGTCTTTAGTATTATTTAGATCTTTTGTTGTGCAATTTCTTTCGTTTAGCTTGTTAGCTATTCTTTTTATATGACCTTCATAGGGCCAACTTTCCGGGCTAAACATTGCAATTCTAAAATCATAGT